GCAGATTTTCACATATCTCTCTTACGTGCACCAGCGTCGTTTCTACGATCTCCACCTTCACATTACATCTCCCTGCGCCACCTCGGGGATAATTGCGAGAACTGTCACTGGCAACGGATAATCCTGCTGAACACAAACCGACCCGACCACGTTAAAAGAAGGATCAAGCACTATACGTTGATCTCCAAAGGTTAATCCAGCAATGCTGGTTGTCGGCCAATATTCTCCTGGATCGGTTGACGAGGTGCCTTTCTTCCACTCACGCAGCGTCAAGAATGTCGTGCCGTACTTCACGCGCGCCGCATCCTTCACTCTGATAGTCGCCGCAGTTACTTTCTTGCGTTTACCCTGTATGGTAGCCTCACCGGCGTCGAGATAAAGGGTCTGCAACTGACACTGATACAGAAGTCCGACCACCACCGAAGAGGCAGCTGTTGTCAACGTGATTGCGCCGGCACTGACTGTAAAGGGGCCTTGCTCCGCGCCATCAGCAAGCGCGTAAACCTGATACCCATTCAGATGCGCTAGCCCGCTCACTGTGGTAACTATCGGGTCGATACGCCAAAGCCCATCAAACGCCCCGAGCAGCGGCGGCCAAGAAGGGAAATTCGGGTCAATAGCTGCCGTTACCACAGTCGAGCTTGTATAACCCGTAATAACAGCTTTTGCTCCACCAAGACTGCGTATAACCTTAGTTCCAACATCCCCTGACGAGAAGCTAGCACTTCCCGCTGTAAATGTGGCCGTTCCCGTCGGCTGTGAAACGGTAAGCGTACGAGCCGATACCCAATTTGCTACAGTACTAAGCGCCGCATCAAGACACCAGCAATCCTCAATCGAATTGTACTGTTTGTCAACCATACGCTCTACAAACCGCGTTCCCCCACGGTTCACTACCAAGTACACAGCATCTGTGCTTCCTTCATGAACAACAGCTACATCTTCTATTATCCCGTTAGTGTCGTGGTGCGCCCACCCCAAGACTTCCTGCTCTTTGAAATACGTCAATGAGAGTGCTGAACCGTCATCGCGCCGTGCCCAAACTATCTTTGTGGGACTGTCTTGATACGCCCACGCCGAGATCGTGTGTGGGTAAAACAGATGATTGGAAAACGCCGTTATGTCTGTTCCCGTGTATATGTTAACGAAGAAGTTATATTGCAAATCGCGAACCACTGATGACCCTAGTTGAACGTAGAGTATATCATAATTGATAACTATAGGATGAATGTCAGCGCTACCATAGTACGATTGCGGAACTATAACAGCGTTCGATGGTGTAACGACAGCCGGACTCGACGGTGATGACGAACCGCCCGTCAGTTGTACAATCCCTGAATTAGTCCCGATAACAAGGCCGCCGGGCATTGTTTGGAGCCACAAGATGTCACCGACCTGCGCAGCAGCTATCGTGAAGGCGTAGGAATCGTTATCTACCGTCGGGTTTGAGAAGGTGAAGTCGGCGAACTTTCCAGGGCGGCTGCCCCACAGCGTACTCGGAAAGTTGAGGCTTGATGCGTAGATTTGTCGCTGCTGGAACAGCCCGACTACATCAGGGTCTAGCCCACTCGTAGCACCTATCGACAGCGTGGCTGTGAAAGTCGTACCGCCGCCAGCTGCAGCCACTGTGGGAGCTGTGTAGTCATGACCTGGGTTCCTGATATATATTCCTATTATCGAGCCTACACCACCAGCTGTGTTATTGCTTATTATAGGGAAGAGCTCTGCGCCCGCGCCCGTCGCGTCGGTTACGTTGAGTGAAGTTCCACTGACTGGCCAGTCAGCGGTGGATGCACTTATGGCAAATCCGGTGATCTTTCCTGGCGTGAACGGATCGTCGAAGGTCGGGGGCGCTCTGGTAAAGTCTGCTACTATGTTGCTGTCCGTAAACGAAGGGCCGTACGAGAAGCCCGCAAAGCCAAACTGCGACTCGAGGCCAGGCACTTTCGCACCAGGGGCGGGCAGCGCCTTATACACCTTGTAAAAACGCGCCCCGGCTACCGCGTTCCAAAAGATACTCACAGTTCCCTGCGTCGTGGCTATATCTATACCTGTCGTACCTCCATAATTCGACGGCAAGCTCTCATTGCCGTTCATATCAACAGATGTTACAACGTACAGATAGGTTGTGTTTTGCGGGTCGGGAGACCCTGCTGGCAGCCCTGAAATCGTCACACCACTTATCGTGGGCGGGCCTATCACAGGCGTAACGGACACTGGGGTTAGTGTCCAGTGTGTGTCGGTTATCCGTGATAAAACCTGCCGTTTATAGCCGTGTCGAGTTATCCACATTTGATCGGCTATCTGCGAAAAATGCAGGAACGGCAGATCGGCTTCCGCATAGGGCGTGTCGATTGTGTACGGGGAACCTGTAAGAATAATAAATCCGGCGTTGCTGGAGTTCGGATACGGCGGGGTGCCAGGATTTTTGATAAACCGCATCTTGCCCGCCGACAGAACGAGCATATAGGTTTGGCCGATCGTGGCTGAGAACTGAAACGGGATAAGGCGGACCTGCCCTGTCGTGGCAGCCTGTCCCATATACTGTGTGCCGGGCCGTGAGCTTGCGCCGCCCTTGTAATCCACGTAAAAATTGCGCATGATCGCGGCGGCCTGATGAAACTTCGCAAGGTCAGTCCGGCCATAGAGACTGGGCGAAATCTCGCCCGCCGCAAACGTGTTCTGGATCAGGGATACTGGGGCTTCACGGTCGGGCATCTAGTACGCCCCGCCCGCATCTTCCACAAACGGCATCGACGCCCAAGGCATCCACAACATACCTGGACCTGCCCAAGCCGCCCCCGCTGTTCTCGCCCTTATCCAGTCCGGTGTGTGGTCCGCTATTGTCCAGCCTTCATCACCGTCACGTACCCGCGCAGCGTCAAGCGCGCCCTTCGCTATCGAGATGTTGTCGGCGCGCACAATGCGCGCCTCTCTCTTATCCTTGATAACCGCCATCGCAAGCCGCGCTGCTAATACCGCCACCATGGCCTGCTCGAAGAGGGGGTCCCAAGCATCAGGATACATCATCATGCCTGTGTACACAAGCGACGCTGTGAGCTGATTCGTGAGGATTACACGAGTCTGTTCCGGATCGTGCCCTTCGATCTGATCCCACTGAGATTCGATCGGGTTGGGTATACTGAAAGAGGCGACAAGGAACGGCGCAGGTGACGCCCATGTAAGGATGTTGCCCACTACTGTCTGATCGGTGCGCGGCACAAATCTTGCATGAACACAGTCTGTAGGCCATTCATACATATAGGACCACGGCCCAGGCACGCCTGTAAAGGTGGCGTTGATCCCAGTTACATCCCCTATAATAACCAGCTTTTCTTGCTTTCGTGCAAAGTTCCAATGCGCCGCGCTCAGCAGCTGACGTAGCGTCGGGTCATAAATCCGCAATGCGGCCATCGCCGCGTCCGTACCCTCACTCAGATCGCCAACGTCATACTCATCGAACCCGCACTCGTCAAGCGCGCGGTTCACAAGATCAACTGGGAGGGTTGGCATTTTGCTGCTGCCCTTTCTGCCGCGCCAGTTCTGGTGCTAACTCGACCGCGAACTTCTTCGCAAGCGCATCCACAATGATTTCTGTGAAGTCGTTGTGCCAATTATCTGGATCAAGAACCGCCGCTATATAGGTTATGATGGCATCAGGGTCGTTGCAGAGAATCGTACGCGCGTTGTTCGCCGGATCGAAGTGGAGTCTATACGACCGAAAAGTGGGGCGCCATTCTGGCAAAAACGCCGGCCGAGTTTTTACCTGAAGCGGTATCACACAATCGACAGGATATTGATACTCGTACAGCCAAGGTAACTCTGGATGAATAGCTCCATCCCACGGAACTGTGTAATTTGCCGTGCCGTTAACGATATTAGGAGCGCTTTTCATTAGCGCAAGAACCCCATCGCGCCGCGCCCACGCCGGCCGTAGCGTATGGAAGAAATAATCTCGAGTCTGCTGCCACTGGTCAAGCGCCACCCGCGCCGCCACACTGCCCTCGGCAATGTTGCCGATATGGCGCTTATACCCGATCAAGTCCAGAGCTTGATTGCAGACCGCCTCGATGGTCATGAGTCCCTCATATTCGCAATACCGGCGAAGCTCAATGCCTCCGATAACTTCTCCTTCGACGCCTCAATCCGATTTTCGAGTGCAAACGCCAGGGCACTACCAAGCAGCCGCGTATACGCCTCAGTAAAGATCGAGTCCCAAAAATCTTCGAGAACCTCGACGGTCGCAAGGATACTCGATGCCGCGACCCGCGTTACGATCTGTCGCACCCCAGGTACAAGACTCGTCGCCATTACATTCCATTCAACCGGGTGCGGGTCTAACGGGTTGTAATCGGCTGGAATAACTTGCCGTACCCGAATAATGTTAGGGTATTGATAAGCGAACAACCACGCCGGAGGTGGTCCCCCTGCCATAGCTACCAATGGAATTTGGAGCATCGACCAATCATAATCACCCTCGTACAAGAGGAAGTTACGAAGTGGTACGTAGAGAAGGTTTGCATAGAGCGCCTCCGTCGAACCATCCGTCATCGACGAGATCTGAGATCGCGAACCGATCTGAGCAAGCGCCCGATTGGTTACATCAACGCTTGTTGTCATGGGAACCCCGAAACGCCAGTGCAGATGTAGCTGATTCTATACGTCCCCGGCGTTGTCAAAGAGCCTGCACCCGTTGACCAGTTAAAGTTCGATTCTGTAACTGAATGAGCTGAAAGAAAATGCGTAGTGGTCGCTGGCCACGCCTGGGGATTCGCAAAGCTCGCGGCCCCATCCGGCCGTAAGATACACACACTGTCATACTGCCCCACATTGTCGCCATAGGTCAAGTTTATCGTGCCCGTACCAGCTGGAGCGGCTCCCGTCGCGACGGTAAAGTTTCCGGAGCGGCTAGTCGATCCGGAACCTACAGTAACTACCGCGCCCGTCCCGAAACCAGTCACAGCAACTGTGGGCTTACCCAACGGCGAGTAGAGGCCACCATCTTGATCCCAACCAGCCAAGCTTCCGGGAAAGAAACTGGAAAGGCCGCCGATTGTCTCAATTGTACTGTTGCTCTGCGCTTTATACCGTATGCCTGTAACGGCACCACAGCCTGAAAAACTTACGAAGTTAGAGCTCTCGTAGATTACGCCGTTCTGTCCAACCTGTGCAAACGCACCGCTAAAGCCAGGAGTCCCTACACACGACACCACTTTGGCCACTTCGGTAAATTCAATATGCCCGCCTAGGATAGCGGCTTCGTGGTTCACGGCGCTACCTGAGATGGTGTAATTTGAGTTTACGATGATTGTGGAACCGAACTCAGCGTGCATGTGATCCGCTGCAGTCGTGGTAAAATTTACGTCGTCGTTGATACTGATGATTCCACCACTCTGCGGGAAAACGGCGTTTCCTCCCGACGAGCCAATCGTCATCTTAGCGATACCCAAGTAACAACCATGCCCTGCGACCAAAGTTTCTCCTGCAGAGGTCACGGTCGTTGTACCGGAAGAAGCACCTGTGATAAGGATATATTCCGGAACGACTGAGCCAATAGCTGTACCTGCGGCCGGCCCTGAACACGAGATCGTACCCGAGTACGTACCTGCAGCAAGGCTTATGGTTATCTGGTTAGCCTTACCGTTGTAAAGTGTAAGGGCGTGGTTGAGTGCATACTGCGCGGTTAGGCATGGAGACCCAACCAAACAGTCTCCCGTATCGGTTCCGCCTGTGGTAACGAATAGAGTTGTTGGCGCGTTCAGTACCGACAAGCCGCTATCCTGTACCAGTGTGCCGCTGGTGTTGTTGAAAGTTAGGATATGCCCGATAGTCGAGCTGTTCGGACCAAGTATGTTGCCCTGTCCTGTACCGGGGAAGTCAGAAAGGCTGCCATTCACGTTAAACGTGAGGGGCAATGTTGAGGCGCCGCCGAAAGACCCCCACGTTACAAGTCCGTGACTTGCGTTAACGCCAAGACATAGCTGATGATACCCTGCTGTAGTCAGGGCATCGTTTACGCACACGCCTTTGCCAGAGGCATCTGTTACGCTGAACGGGTTGAGTCCCTTACCGAGATTATCTCCCAGGACTCCTCCAGGGTCACCAACCGTATGATCCTGTGTCCAGCGCGATATGCTGCCGGGAGTTACCGCGCCGTTCTGTCGAACAGCCTGTTGCCCCCACGAGGTGCTGGCCCAAAACAATGCCAGGAGAAAAGCTAGTCGTTTCACTTCTTCATCCTCGCTGGCGCTCCGTCAGGTTTCGGTTCGCGACGGCGCGTATTAAATCCCGGCACGTAGTCTTTCTCCCATCCCTCCTCGAGATTCATGTCTTCGATAGGATTCATAGAGGCTTCGTTAGTGGCAAGACGCGCCCGCTCAAGACCTATCATGGCCTCAGCTTCCTCGTCAAGGGGCTCCATTTCGAGTGTCGGCCACTTCACTTTGTAGGGTGTGCCGTCACCGACGATGGTGCCTTTCTGCTCGCCGAGCTGATCGTTCTCTTTATCGCCGGGCAGCCAATGATCGCCTTCGAGATAATGTGCGGATAAGAGACGGTACTTAGCCATGTCAGGCTCCTTTGACGTAGGGTATCAATGGGTCATTCGGAGATACCGAGCCTGTATGAGGCGCCCAATAGTGATCTGGTGGCGCACACGGCATGTTCGGCTCTGAGCAACACCCTGACGGAATCTCTCGTGTAGGATGGGGCTGTGGCGGGTTCCACGTCATCGGCCGCCCCATATTCTCAGGCCGGTTCAAAAGAACCGGGGAGCCGTCGATGTGACGGCCCCCCGGCAACGACTCGGCCGTAATCGCCATGCGCCAGTCCCGGCACCGCATCGACTTAACGCGGCTGACTGCATCATCATCGAGCGGGTCCATATCGGGAGTTGGCGACAGATCTCCATCTACCACAGCCCCCGACAGCAGGTAGACTCCATCTATCACGTGCGGCGCAAGAAGGCGATAACGGGCCAAGTCGTGTCTCCTCGGTTAGGGTTTCGCGACGGGTTTCGGCGCGGCGGGCTCGGGTCCAGCGTCCTGTTTGAGTTGAGCCAACTCCCGTTCCTGCATCGGCGTTCGGGAAGGCAAACCCTCCAGAAGCGCGATTCGATCCAGCACATCTTGCGGGACAGCCACCTCGCGCCGTCCCTTGATAGGCCAGTCCACACCACGCTCCTTCGCCTGCTCTGCGCTTACCGGCTCTGCGGCCAACTCGGCTGCCCGCGCGTCTTCGAGCGCCTTGCGCTGTGCAGCTCGCAGCGCCATTTCAGCCTCGAAGTTCTTCACCACCTCGTTTTCGTCAGGGACCGACACCGGCTGTGGTACGATAAAGACCGGAGCAGGTGCCGGCGCATCCAGTGTGGCCGCTGCAGCTGGTTTTGTGGTATCCATAGTTGCTCTCCTTCGATGTACATGAATGGACGGTCCATAAGTGTACATCAGTTGTTGATGGTGATACCCGGCGGATAGCTGATTTGATCCTGACGATCCAGCACAAGCGCACCGAACAGCGTTCCGGTCGAGTGGGTCCCGGCCGTGACGTACTGCAACCGCAAGAACCGCGGCAATGCCTGAGCGGCGGTGGCTGCAAGCTCGGTTGGCAGCAAAATACGGGGCAGGTCGATTGCAAGGAGCAACCGGCCGACGACCAGCACCGCTTCGAGCAACGTCCCTGTTGTAATCATCGTTGTGTACGAACCAGGGTTTCCGGTTCCATCATCCGGCGCACCCTGAATCTGTACCTCCAGCGACGTACCCACGGTGAACGTCGCTGTGACGAGAATGAGGACTTTGAGCGCCGGATCATCCCCGATGCCCATATCACGGGCGTTGAGGAGGTCGAGCACGTTCGTGCTCTGCTGCGTCCCGGTAGTGGGAGTATCCACATTGACGGCGCCTGCCGTACCTGTGAATTGAAGGGCTCCATCCAAAATCATGACCTATCTCCTCTTTTCGCGGCGGTTAGGTAATACGGGCTTCGGTGTTCAGGATCGCGTCAACAGTACGGATCGGAACTCCACGGAAGGTAGTTACAACCTGTCCTTGGAACTCTTCCATCCGCAGCAAGACGTTCGTCTTGTTCATCGCCTGCAGATCCAAGTACGTACGAAGCACACGATTGCAGTAGATGACTGTGCGGCCCATTTGCCCCTGAATCGTCGGGGCATCCGAAGTCTGCACACCGGACATCATTGGTGAGGTTGTCGGGAGACGATACAGCCCACGAACAAGGCCATTGATCAGATTCGCCGCCGACGCGCCGTTCAGCAACGTAACGTCGATGTTACACAGCCGCACGGTATAACGCCAATCACGGAGGGTGAGACCGATCTCCCATTTGAAGTGGTCTCGATAAGCCTGATACGTGTTCAGGGCGGCATCTTGGACCGGCCATTCACCCATATCGCGGTGCTGCAACCCGGTAATCTTCCCCTTCGGGAAAATGCCGTGTAGCGTCTGAGCACCCCACGTCGCGATCCACAGCGACGTATTCGTGGAGCCGGTCCCGCCCATGTCGATAACCTGTACGGCGGTCTGTGCCGTCGCAGTCGTCACCGTATTGTAGCGTGGGGCAAGACCCATGAACCGTTCCGGATTCACGCCACTGTTCCCGTATACCACGGTGGTAGCGACCTGCTGGTTCATCCCCTCCAGAAAGGCCGTGACCTCCGACATACGGAACTCGGCGGTGTTCCCATTCAGATCGGCGATGTCCTTATCGACGACCGAATAGACCTCTAAGTTTCCGCAGGTATCCACGATTTGCGCTGTCGTGGACTTGGCGTTCGGCACGCCATAGTTCAACAGGCGCCACGTTGCTTGTGGAAGACCTGTCCGCACCGTGGTTTTATGCCCGGTCGGCAGATTGCCCTCGACTACCAACATATCGAGCAGAATCTCGTTTGTCTGCGAGAGCAGCTCGACAATACTGGCGATTTTGTAATCGTCCTCGAGTCGTTTTGCCCAGTCCGCGTAGGTCAGGGCAGTTGCACCAAGAGTTGCCATTTAACGTCTCCTTAGAGCTTCGGACCTCCGGTGTGGGGCCCATCTTGACCGTAGATCGCCTGAGCAAGGCCCGGACGAGTGTTACTCAGTGAGCCATCTTTGCTACGATCGGCTGGATCGCCCGAAACCGATCCGCCCTCCGATAGGCGCTGCGCCCACCGATAAAGAGTGCGAATTACTGCCGGGTTGTTTCCAGCTCCCGTAAAATCGAGGGCTTCACGGAACTTCGGGTCTGAAAGCTCTGCGTTATCAAGCAACTTTGATACTGTCTGCTTGACCTCATCGAGTTTAGCCCCGCCGATTTCAGGATCACCTTTTACCTCAGTGACCCATTTCGTCTGCTGTTCACTCCATCCATTGTAGATTTTGTCCATGTTCGCTTTCATGGCGGTCGCCGCAAGTTCGACCATCTTCTGCGCTTGCGGTCCAGTTAGACCTGGAATCTCTTTCGCGATGTTCTTGAACTCATCGAACTGTTCGCCAGCCTCGAACCCCTCCGGAAGCGTGAGCTTCTCCGGGTCGAAGGCGTCAGGCGTCGGCGTGTCGCCGCCAAGCAGCGAAGCGTCCGGCTTCTGATCGTCGGCCGCCGGCGTCGTGCTAGGTGGCGTCGGCTCCGCTGGTATCGTCGATACTCCCCCGCTCTGCGTCGGTCCCGGCGGAGTCTGGATTGGGGCTTGATCTGACATTGTGCTCTCTCAACATTGTTAGGTACAGGTCGGGGGCAGCTTCCGTGATGTCTGCACCGAGGCGCAAACCGATGTTCCGCTCACCTTCAGCGAAGGCCATTGTAAGGGCGTTGTGGGCGAAGGATGTGGAGTATATATGGCAGGACGCAAGAAGGTCGTAGATGTATTCCCGCCCTGAGGGCTCAGCCATAAATCGTGCCAGACGCTCAAGCTGATCGCGGCGCTTAATGCGCGCTTCGCGGCGCTGCTGTCTGACAATGCGTGGTTCATCCGACATCTCATCCCACGTTTTCGTTGCCAAGGATCATTTGCAGTGCGTTCTTCCCGCCGCCCACGTCGGTATTTGATAGTGTCTCAGCACCCTGCGCTGCCCCCATTGCAGCCTGTCCGGCTTGTGCCATTTGCTGCGCCTGTTCGCGCTGCGCCGCAATAGCCTGCGCGTCTTTGGTTGGCACGATTATCTTCGGTGACACGCCGAGAGCATCACCGTACTCGTCCATCGTCTCGTAGGCGTCGAGCTTGTCCAGCACTGTGGGCACGACACCGGCCAGTGAGCCGGCAAATCCCCAAATCTTCTCTATGGCAGCTGTCGCGAGCCCGCGCTGCGCCATCGCTAACATAGAGATGTAATCTACTTGGATGTGGGTTGGCAGGCCACGCAATTTCGCTGGCGACGGCGGTAGCAAACGTCCGCGCCACATGATGCCCCACACTCGATCAATAGCCTTGGACAAACCTTCTCCAAGAATACGTTCAAGTACCGGGCCAAGCAGAACGAGCTTTTCCTCTCGTCGAGCATCAATTTCGGTTGCTGTCCGCACCGTCTGCAGGTCAGTAATTCCGGTAAATAGGTCATTGTGGAAGGTGATCTTGAGGCGCTGCTGGATTTCACGAATATCATCCTTCATCTCACCTATCGGGGGCGTGACGGTGTAGAGGGGCTTTGCACCAACGCGCGAGTTGTCGAGGCCGGCCACATAGGTCCACCCACCTGGCAACATAGAGGCCGGCTGGTTCTTTAGCTGCACATCAGCGATCATGGGTGGATTTACCATCTTGTCGATGGCCTGCGCCTTCCGCCGCGTCTCCTGCTGCAGCTGCTTTACGTCGCCAAGAGCATCCATGCCAGGGCTTCGACCGTAGGGGTCATTTGCTACCACGTCCCACCGGGGAACCATCCCAGGCCACTCGAAGAAGCCTTTCGCGCGGAGTATCTTGTCCTTCGGTGAGCCCCATTCCCAGTACACTTCCCGGAACGGGAAGGTACTCGGAACCACGTCGTTATATCCTTTGTTGGGCTCGATAACGTGCATTATGAGTTTTT